GGTGCAAATTCTTTACTGAATCGTAAGGAACTTTCCCAGTGGAAGAACTGATTGGAACTGTAAACAGCAATAATACAGGATTAGCCCCTAATTATGGCTTTATAAATAGAACAGAGTCTTTAGCAGGCGTTCCTTCTTATGATAGTATCACAGAATCTGGGATGTATGTAATAGGGAAAAAAGAATGGTCTCCTGTAAATTATGGTACACTAATAGTTTTTAATGATCAGTCTACAACTATAGTACAAATAGCAATTGCCATGAATGCTGCAAAAGTTTATATTCGTGCCAAATGGACTGAAACTTGGGGAAATTGGAAACAAATAGTATAGGGGTACATCCCTATACTATTGTATAACAATATCTTCTAAAGGTACATATTGAAACAAAACATCTTTCATTATCCCCGTAAAATAAATATCATGTTTTAAAGTAGGGGCACAAATTAAAGCTAAATAGGATTCATCTTTATATTGTACAACTTTTATTCCTGTCACAACTTTATTTCCTCCTTCATGATGATTGAATAATACAAGTCCATTATAGCCTTTAAAAGCCCCAATACAAGATATGCCACCTACAATATTTGCAGTAATACTACCCCTAACAAAAAATAAACTACCCATTAGACCTCTAAATCCCTCTATTCCATCGACAACTTTTGTTATCAATATGGCGTAATCTTTCATGTCGTAAGCAGATGTACCAAAATGGAAAAAGTTTTTGTATTCAGCATTTTCATCTGCAAAGACATTAACAGTTTTCCCCTCTAAAGGCAATAGTTCTTCCACGGTGATAAATCTTTACCTATGTGTAAAGAAATATCCCAGTGGAAGAACTGGTGGGGATTGCGACTCCCATTCAAAATGGACTTGTAGACAAAGAATTTGCTATAGATGTTTTGACCGTCAATAATCAAAAAGCCGTCTTGGTTTGTAAGTCTCAGCCCGTTAAATGGGGAAGGATTGGATTTCAATTAGATATTATTGGAGGAGGTTACAATGATGCTTCACTCATGATTAGCGGTACCAATGATATAGTTTCTGATAAAGGCAGAGTGTTTGCATACCATATGTCTTCAGGAAATAGACTTGATCAAGTTGGAAAATTCTACTTCAAGCAGAATCAGGATTTGTCTATAGAAATCTATTTTGTGGCGGTTGTTGAAGAAGGTCTTGGTTATAGGACATTTATTAAGAGACCACTCGAAAACAACCAAAGATTTCAAATGAGTGTTGTTGAATCCATTGACATAAGTAGTATTAAAGAAATTGAGATTGAATGAAGTATGTAGGAGGCTAAATGCCTCCTACATGTACCAACTTTATAAGGTTGTAATAAAAGATTTCTCCCAGGGACTCCATGAACCATTGTTCCAACGAGTGCGAGTATATATTTTTTTTCCACCCATTTCTATGGCTATTTGGAATACAAGAGTACGGGTATTAAAGACCAGCAATCCCCCATATGGAAAAGGCATTGTGCTTGAAGAACCAACATCATACATTCCACTTATGAGTATATCGTCTGGAGAGGTTTCTCCTGAGATAATTGGTCTCGTCATAAAAGGGAATAGTTTATTTTCAGAAAGCAGTTCTTCCACAACTTCTATTACACCCGGATCTTTCAATGCTTCTTTCAATGTTTTTGTCTGTATCATAAAATTGTATTTTTTAAGTTTAATGTAATTATTTCGCTCTCGTCCATGCATCAACGATGATACCATCTACGATGTCAAGACCTTTAATGTCGTATTCGGTAGTCCACTCCATCCGGTTGGTTATACCTTTCTTTCCACCTATCTTCACTCTTCCTACAAGGTCAATAGCTACATCATTAGCACCGTCATCTGTACGAACAGCAATGCCTACTTGACCGTAATTTCCTATATGTGAGCCGCCCGATGTCTTGACAAATACTGTGGCCGCTGAATCAGTCTGAAAGAGATAGCTTGGCAATCTCGTTTCAAAATATCCGGCACATTTATTGTAATATTGAGTAGCTACAGAAAAGGCATTGCCGATACGCGCATCAATATTTTCTCCAGCATAAATAAAGCCCGAGGATGACATCGAACTGCCCTTATAACTTCCAATATCTCCACTAATACCGATACTATAAGGAGTGATTGCCATTGGGCCGATAGTACCACCCTGAATGTGCATATCTTGAGCTTCTACCTTACCGGTCTTGGCATTTACCTTATAATTCGGAATGAAGTCATCAGCTCTGTAATCAGAACTGGGTGTTCCGTTCACAGTACCCTGCTGAGACATCTGAATGTCACCGTTAAAGATGAACGAACCAAGCTTTGCCCACTGTGCCAAGAATACCTGTGTGGCCAGCAGCGGCCAGTTCTGGTAAGCCACCCATGATGTGGTCTGAGGATTCTGCTCGATATCCTGCTCCGGAGTAAGAGAACTGTTCCCTGCCACCGGATTCCGCCACATATAGACGATATTTCCTACCATCAAATACTCTCCGTTACGGAAGGTCAGCCCTGCAGACCATTCTTCTGAGCGGGGAAACGGTATCGGATTGCGACGGCTAATAAGCACTGCCAGTTCTGCCAGCTTCTTTTCATAGTTATCTACTTCTTCTGTTTCCGGATCATCGAGATAGGCTTCCACGAGAAGCTTGTCAGCGTTGCCATATCGGTCAGTCGGCAGCCTGTAGGACAATTCATCCTTGACTACGGTCTGGTCGATTGTCTCAAGGATAGTATTACCGGCCATAATCTTCAGGCGAAACCATGCCGGTACCAGCGTCTGTATACTACCATCTATTTCCATCAGACGAAATACAGCAGCATCACCCTGCACGTTGTTCTCATCCACAGTAACAACAGGCAGGGAGCAGGTGAGTTGCATGTAATGTGCATTCTCACCGTCCACGACTCCATATAGATAAAAAGTCCCTGTCAGCATATCAACCAATATCTGCTGTTACATAGCCTGAGATACCCATCTTGGCACGTTTGATGTCTTCATAGGATATCTGGCAGTTAGTGCCGGAGAATGATGCGCTGTCTTTGCCTGTCAACGTAAAATCAGCCCCTTCATTATCCTGGATACGGAATGTCCAAGAAGATATTAGTCCAGACGCTTCTTCGCCACTACTGCGCTTCACGGCCTTTGGGGTAATAGTAGCAGTCTGCCCTTTACGGATGGCAGTACCGTCAATACCTGTAATATCCATGCGAACGAAATACGGATCGGAAAAGTCTGAGATTTCGTCGAATCCGGAAGCAATCAGAATATCGCCCTGATATATATCACAACGCACTACCAGTTTATTGTCGACGTCCGATGCTGCGATAGCTTGCGTCTGAGCTGTACCCAGGGCAACATCTCCTTCAGTAGTCACTTTGAACCACTTGAATGAGAACCCGGACACATCGGAAATCTTATTGCCATCCTTGTAGATATCAGCCCGTTCAGTCAAACTTTCTCCAGCTTCAGTGATTGCAGAACCCTTGTCGTTACTGATTACCACATCGTACTGATTACCGGTTGATTCCTGAATGATGACTTCCTTGGAAAGCTCGTTGAATGGTATACTCTGTCCGCCGACTTCGACAGTTCCCGACACACTGATTCTATCGTTATCATAACCGGAAATCGGCACGAGGTTCTTCATCACACGCAACGCCGGCAGAGAATATGACTGGGAGCCGACTGCAGCCTGATAATCCACCAATTTTTTGAACACTCCTTCCAATCCTTCGTTAGTACACAGGTTGTCTCCACCAAAAGTTAATTCCAGTCCATTGTACATGAACTTAATGGAGTTCGGTGTGACTACATCTCCTGTAGAAGCATCGCGAAGGATGGGAACAACTACCGGACGGCTGTTTTCAGCCATCTTTTCAAAGTCCGGAATAAAAGAATTGGTGCCAGTGTTGTAACGCTGCACCAGCGGAGTATTATCTACACGTACATATCCGTTAATTGTAGTACCGTCTATGATACCCACAAGGGTAAAACTACTACTCAGTTTGTCCATTTGTCACTTCCTCCTCTTTTTTATCAGTTTCTGTTTTGCTTTCATCTTCGCCTGCAGTATCTTCAGTTCCATCACCTTCCACAACTTTGTCCGGATCTTGAGAAAAGTCAGGATCTACATTCACATCTTTATCCGGGTCCTGTGAGAAACCGGGGTCTATATCCGGATTGTTCTCTTCCATCTGTTTCTTCTGCTCCTCAATGAGCTGTTTGAGTTCACGTGCCGTGGAAATAATATCCACATCTTTAAGTGTGCCCAAAATCCGTTGGTCGGACATCGGAACAATACTTCTTCCGTCCGGCATCGTTTCGTATCGTCCGGAGCGCGATTTCAGCTGCTCTGCGTTCACCAATAAATACATAATTCACCTCCTGTTATTGATATTGAATATTAATTATCACTTTACCATCGTCAGTAGTGGCCAGCGTGCCGTCTTCATTCTTCACTGCATAATAGTGGCTATACAACTGCACACTGGCATACGCGGTATAACCATATCCTTTCTCAGCACCGAAATTCTTTGGAATAAATTCAATTCTACGACCTACTCCCAATTTCTGTTCCTTGCTGCCTGCCTTTGTTGATTTGCCGAACCACTCGATATAGAAGAAATCATCCTTATCCTCGCCCACTTCCGTGTTGTTGTAGCTTATCATCGCTTCATAAGCTACCGGAGTAGACATGTCCGATTTGACGCGTGCTCCTTTAGTCTGACGAGTTTCAACACGCAAGGTAGTTGGCATCTCTACGTTGACACTGGTCACTACCTGCAGTTCTTCCGATGTAGGAGCGGACGGATATTCATCCAGGTAATACGCTGCACGTGCTCGGAAACTGATATTTCCCTTAATCATTCGGGCATCAAAGCTGAGAGCCTTACTCCAGTGACCTCCTTCTTCCGGACCGTCAACCAGCACAGCCAGTTCCTCGTCATTGAACTCACGCCATCCGCTACCATCGTTGACCTGCCACCAATATGCCGCATTTTCATCCGGTACCGGATTCTTTCCGGAATAAAGCTGAGCAGTCACAGTGTGCATCCATCTGCCTTCCGAATCAGGCTTTTCAATCATTGGGTTAATAGTCCAAGCTTTCGGGGTGTCAGTCAGCTTCACAGAGTAGTTCTGTGAGTCGTATGTCGAGGTGTATACTGGAATACTTCTTTCAACACGGACCTCTGTATTTTTACGTTTATCAGTAAAGAAGAAGATGGCGAATAGTTCTATCGGGTTATCTGCCGGCACATTCTTCTTCACCTTCAGTGCATACAAAGGAAATCCGTCTACGCTGCCATCACTGATTTCGTAATACTCATTTCCTGTAATACGGTTGCTACCGTCTGCCTTTGGATTACCCTCATACCATTCCACTCCGGTAAGAGCCTGTTCACCGTCCATTACTTCTTCCGGATCTGACACCGCCACATAAGGAAGAATAACCATTGGTACCAGACTTCGGTCTGGCACATACTCTTGAATGTCTCTGTTGTAGACCTGTACGTTATTTCCTGATAGAATCGTAATGTCTGCGACAAACGATAACGGGTCTACCTGTACATTTGCATTTTGAACTTGCGTTTTTATTGGCATAAAATCAAATATTAAATCCTACATAATTCTCTATCTTTTGTGTCTCACCTCCAACTGGAATAAAGATGCGGCAGATAAACATCACTGTGCGCACCTTATATCCCCATTCGGGAGGCATATCATCATTGGTCAGGCGAAGAGTGTTCAGCTGACCGTCAATGTGTGTCGGCTTCCATGAGTTATCGGAAGGAATATTACCGCTGTCGCGAAGCCACTCTATCTCCAGCCCTTCAAGAGCCATCACATCGTCTGTAATATCCATTCCGGAATAGGTGATGTAAGCAGTAATATCCGTATTTACCTGTCCACGGAAAAACTGCCATCCACGCGAGGAAACGAACTCCATGCCGTAATTCTTGTCACCCTCCAGCATTTCCCATGCCGGACTGTTCCATTTTGGCTCCAACTGTGTCTTATCTATCAGACAACCCCACTTGCATCCAAGATGGTAGACCGTATGCTGCTCCAGCAGGGTATATGTACTTCCGGTGGGTGTCTGCGATTCGTGTGTTACCATGCGGTAAGGAGAGTTTCCCTGCGCGGTCGCAAGACTCCACGGGCCGCGGTCTACCTTATTGGGTACCACATCCCCGTTGTAGTCGTATTGGTATATCTTTTCAGCGATGACCGTCTGCGCCACGATACCCACATCATTGGTCGTCACCGGAAGTTTCTCGAGCGCCTTGATATTCGGCAACTTTCCTATGGTCAGCGCATAGTTATAATCCTCCAATATCGGCTTGTAGACATTAGCCAAGAACATGATACGACCTTCCCGTGAGGAAAGCATCCACGACTGCGCTCGCTCGTTGAAGCCACCTCCTTCGGGAAGCGTGCTGTTCCCGCGCCGTGTCAGATTGTAGCCGGCTACAGGCGGATAGTTGGTACCGCCGGGCACTTCGCTGTCCGGATAGAGTGATACCGTGATACTGTTCTCCTGAACATTGGTGGTAAGGATACGCATCCAGCTTGTGTAATAGTCAGAGCCACCGGTAAGCAGGGTATTGATGATAGAAAAGCATACATCGTTATCCTGGAACTTCATAAAGTCGAAGTCTGTACGCTTCTCAATCATGAGTCGATAGGTTCCGTCTCCATAGTCTTCCACGTATGAAATCTTACCAATCTCGGCAAAGGAATAATCTGATTCCATACCTTGAATCTGGTTGATGATAAGGTCCATCACCGTCATCGAGCCGCGCACCTCAAGACGTTCAAACTGTCCTCGACCATCCGGGAATATTCCGGCACCTTTGCCAGCTATCATACTGTCGATAAACTTTCCAAACTCTGCCCCGCCTAAAAATTTCAGAAGAAAGTTGGTTGAATCAACCTGGTCCCTTCTGAGAAAGATTTTCTTCAGTTCCTCTTTGCTTCGATATATCTCATTCAATGTTCTGATAGCGGAGAACACATTGCTGTCCGTAGGAATAGTCGTGTCATCCTTGGTGATTATCTCAAGAATTACGCCAAATCCTCTGACAAACTTTTTGAGATCGTCAAGCGATACCTTACGCCCCTTGTTGAGTTCGACCATATCCTCCCCTGTCAACACATTGGTCTGCATCAACTCGTCAATAGTAACGCTGTCTTCCTTGAGATAAGCTACTACTTTCTCGGTTATTATCCGTATCTCCTCGTCCGTCATATAGTCAACAGTCTGTTAGTTGTTTTTCTGAATATGGATTCATCTACCCTTCGTATCTTCAGCAGATTGTCACTCTCGGATGCGTCCACAATATCAACGCTGACCAAAGCCTGCTTGAAGACATAGCTTCTTTTAGACTCTATTACCTTTGTAATTTCCGGAACACTTGATTCCATCCTGAGATATCGTTCTCCATTGAAATACACGTAGGTGCACGACATGATTCTATTCAGCAAGTCAGCATACCATATTGGGCAGCCTATTGCATTACCAAGGGTGAACGACTTATATGTCACCTCTCTGGAATAAATCTCAGATACATTATAATCAGAATCAGTGAACTGCTCATTACTTACACCGAAAGACCAGTCATCATCCATGAATCCTCCGGGAACACGCCAGTCAAAGAACTGCTGCACTCCTGATACCCAAAACACACCGTCCTGCCGGCTCTTATTATCTCTCATGGAATACTGAATCAATGTTGTATCCAACAACTTGCTTTCATCGGATGTTACATGAAATACTTCAGATTCGATTCCGTTTATCTCTACATAGTAATATCCGTCCGGTAATGCAGTCAACACATGATAGTATAGATTGTCGTGGCTATTAAGGCTCCAAACAGTCCAGTCTATCTCTGTTTCATCTTGCGTACAGACATTGACTATCTTTCCGGTAATGGCACGTGACTCGTATTGGGTAATCACCTGAATCAGTATCTGGTCAGACGGTGAGAATACCTGCATATAACGGCTCGGAGAAGATGTCCTATCAGTATTCTTATTGAAAAAAAGCGGTGTAAATGGGCTTATCCTATACATATTGTCAACATTCTATCAGTTCATACTCAAATGTTTCCTCACGGGATACATTTATTTCAAGACTGGATATATACCCTCTGATGGTCTTCCCATCAAAAGGTATCTCTACATAGCCGTTCCATTGCTCCGGAACAATAAGACTGTTCGTCGAAAAACTTATATTCCCAGCTTTAAACAGAGGATTTGAGAGTTCAACGTCACCAGACAACATTACACCGTCTATTATAGCCGATGAGTTTCCATCTGTAGATACGAATGTCAACTTTTCAGCAAAGGAGGCAAGGTACCTTCTGTTCGCCTCAATCATTTCCAGTACAGACAGAGAAGTGTTGAATATTGTATCAGAACCGACACCAGTTACAACTGAATCTCTTGAAACAACATACTCGTTTTGTTCTTCTGAACAATATACAGCAAATATCTGCTTGTCACTGCCGCTGCTACTCGTATCCTGCCCTATCTTCGCAGCAAGTTCTTCCATGCCGTAGCTATCTGCTCTGTATGGAGATACCATATTCAGTTCCTTATCATCAAGAGTGATACCGGTGGTATATACTGACTTGAAATTAAACTCGTCCTTACCGTTATTACCAAGGTCGTAGTCCTTTTTCTCGTATCCGATGTTCAGTCGTGCATACAGCCGTTCTGTCGCAAGCTTATACTTGAAGTCAGCTATATCGTCTATCCCGATAACAGCAAGATTCTGAAAGACCTCGTTACGGTGTCGGAATACAACAGTTGGATATTTGACTTCTTCAATGTCTTCCGACAACACACATTTGGTAAGACAGTCCTTTATGAAGATGTAGTTCTGTCCCGTATCGGTTTTCTTGTAAATAATATCAGTTCTTGTATTACCACCGTTCATATAGGATTCAGAACCGTTGAAGGTCAGATAATAACCGTTGTGATAATACGCAAACCGTTTCAGCTTTCGACAGAAGCAGATATTCGATTCATTAACTGTTCCAGTATATACCCCAAGGTCGGTTACATCGTCAGAAGTAATCATCCCGAAGTTGAGTGTACCTGTATAGTGATTACGGTCTATATCTTGAAGTTCTGCCTCATGCAATGTGTTCGTCCATTTGAAAGACCCTGCTTCCGTGTAATTGGGAACCTTACCGTTCTCTGCTTGGTAAATAACGAACTCAGCCGTATTACGGAAGAACACATCATTTTTTACTTTGTAACCGAACGTATCCCCTTTTTCATATAACTGGTAGCTTTCGTTACCCAAGAAACTGGTAGAATACTGAACAGATTTGTAAGGATCACCCCAAGGAAGTTCATACTCTCCGGCAAAACGTCCGTCACTATAATCTCTTTCTGTATAACAGAATACGATGCGCTTGAGGTTAGAGTGTTCGGTATTACTAACACCATTAAATTGCTCTACAAAGCCATCAAAGTCATAAATACTTGACTGAATGATACCCTCAGCAGTTTCTGCCATCTCGGTAATCTCGTACACGTATCCGAATGTAGCTTCCATCCAAAGACAAAAGTCATTAAAAGAGGTGTACAATTTCGCTTCCTTGAACTGTCTCACACATTCAGCTGGGCAAAGCATCGTGTTCTGCAGTCTGATATTATCCACTTCAATACCTTCGTTATCAATAGTCTCCTTAATGTATGATTTAACAACCATATTCGGACATATTGACTCAATCAGCTTGCCGAGCAACACATTAGGCTTAATTACGTCAAAATAAATAGGGTCCTGTCTGTCACTCCATGAAACGAAGCCGGATTTGCGTGCTTCGAAAACAATTCCCGAACTGTCATATAACTCGTGGTAATAGTTGTAAACAGCAAACTGCAATTTATCTCCCTTTCTTAAAGGACCAGACCATTTCACTTGGGAAAGACTGGAAAACTCATCACCAGGAAGGACAGAAGAATAACTACAGTTCAGCGGAGTAACGACACCATCGGAAAGCTTGGCAAGAACGCATCCTTTAGGATTTCTTGAACTGGTTACTATTCCAAGATTAGAAAAGTCTATCGTAACAACACAGTCCTCAATACATTCGAGAAAGTATGCTTCCGGCCTGTTCATTGCAGGGAATCCCCACCCCATAGGAGTACCGTCTGTCTGAAATACTTCGGGACTGTCTTGAATAAGAACGGAATGGTTACTTGGTATCTCTTCATTAACAATTCCCAAACGAGGAAATGTCCACCATACATTACGCGCTACTGTACTATGAGTATCCTCTTCTTCGTACTCTTCACTACCAATAGCCTGCATAGACACTTCATTACCTATACTCAGACGGTCGTATTCAAGTTGCTTTGCTGATTTCAATTCCGCAGCATTGTATTCGTATTGTGTGTTATTATTAGCCTTAATTAGAGAAGCAACAGAGTTATCAATACATGACAGAGTAGCAACGTAGGAATCGTACTCGAATGATGAAAAGTCGAGTGGACAGGAGAATATTTCAGTGTAAGTCCAGTCATTCTCTATACCGTATACAGCGAAAGATGCTACAGAATGTCTTCCGTTGACAGAGAAATAGTCGACAATAGCATTTCTTGCATCCCCTACAAATTCGATATTGCTACCGCATTTTCTTGTGACACCTCCATAATCTACCCGACTATATGACAACTTCAAATCATTCAGATTGGAAATCATGGACGAAACATCCATACAAGATTCACTTTTTATGTCAACCTTGTCACTCCCAATCATCAGATAATACTTACATAACATACTTCACATATTGATTCAAAACAAATATAAAGAAAAAGGCAACCCATATCCGGATTGCCCAAAATCTTGAATACACAGCAATAACATAAATTACTATTATACAATATATTACATTAACTTCGTCATCTTACCAATTTACTCGGACATATATCAAAACACTCCCTGCAATCCAATCTCCATGCATTATTGAGCACGAAGATGCGGCAAGAACTGTTGCAATATTATTGCACACTGGAGTCTCAAATTTACCGTCCGAATTCATTACTATAATATAATCTTTCGTGAGGTCTATTTCAATATACTCCCCATTACAGGATGTGAAAGCAAATGCGCCCACTCTCTTTCTGATTGGCAGAATCTCAATGTATCCTTTAACAGCATCCTGCAGTTCTTTTAAAGAAAAATCCTCTCCATTCAAAGGGGATACACTTTTTATTTCCCCGGATTCATATATAATATAACTTTCCATTTCAATAAACTGTTACAAGGTTTTCTATTTTAAAACATCTCATTTCCGACTTGTCTACATCAAAATAGGCAAATGTCTTATAGCTTGGTTTTGTAACCTTCTTTCCATTAACAGATATTCCTGAAGGCATATTCATAAGGGTGCCATTTGCATAGCGAATTGTTCCGTCTACTTTTTCAAAAGCAAACTTGACAACTCCCTGTCTCATCTTCTTTGCAAGCCGATATAGTTCCCAAGCTTTCAACATGCAGATTTTCCATGATTTCCCTGTTGATTTTGCTAACTGATGCGCATACTTCATCACTCTTGATCTGAAATTTATCTTTTCCATAATGTTTATTATAATAGTTTGACTTTTAGTTTATTATTATACTATAAAGATAGTTCAGATAGTCAAGTTTTGCAATCAGAAACTTCACAATTTTATCCGGAAATACTTTATTTAACTTTATGATAATCAATGTATTTACGCAACATATCTCTACCATATGAAATCCGGCTTCGAACCGTTCCTACAGGTATATGCATGTTCTTAGATATTTCTTCATATGAATATCCGGCAGCATACATCATAACACAATCAACTGAGCATGATTTTGCTCTACAATTATTAATGATTGAGAGTGTTTCTGAGAATTGAGCGTGATGTTCTGTTTCCATAAAAGATTCTTTACAAACAGCCTTATCTTCATCTTCAAAATATATTAATGATTCATGATTATAGGAAGTAATATACGTATTCAACATTATAACACTACACCATGGCTTGAACGGCTTACTTTCATCATAGGAATGCTTATTAGATAATATTTTAAGAATGGTTTCCCCTGCAAGATCCTCTGCATCCATTCTATTCTACTTATAAGAAGTCTGCATTATCCATTTATAATGCTTTTCTATCAGATTACTTATCATTCGGCAAGAGTTTAAGACATGTTGAATTTTTCTTTTTCATCTCCACACTCTGTCTGAATGCAATATCACGCATCCTATTGATTACATAATCCGGATCTGATGACAATCCATTAAGTAGTTCAATAATAAGGTCGCATTTGGCATTGATACATGCCAGTTCTTTTTTAATACTATCTTTCATTTTACGGGTGATTAGAATTACAATAAGGTTACTAACCACCCGTCTGAAAAATTCGATTCAGAAGTTACTTCCTCGCGATTTTCCTTTTTATTTCAGCATCTGCCTGCCTGAGCATATTGGCATAGACACCAGCAGAAACAATATGGGTATCAATATTCATCTTATAATACGTCATAAGAAATGCGATTTCCTTGTCAAATGAAGCACGTATTTCATCTGGGGTTCTCTTCTTCACATCCTTTCTACCGCCATCGAGCCTATGCTTTAGATATTTGGCTTCCGCCTCCATCCTATCAATACGCTTTTCAATCTCCACAGGCTCCCTCTCTATAAAGCAAAGACCACTTAATACATCAATCACTTCATCATAAGCATTAAGACCTATCAATATTTTAAGCACCTTGCAAAGAGATAATTTGTATTGAATTTTCAATCGTTCTTCCTTATCCAACAACAATGTTTCAAGACCGGAAGGATTGACTATACCATGATAAGCATAGAACAATTCTCTGGCCACTCTTTTTATATCATCGGATTTTTCTTCCGGACTTTCCCTCAACACTTCGTTGTTACCACAGGATAAATCGATAAATGCTGATAAAGTCAACTTACTTAATGTCCTAATCATAATTTGTTTCTTTTATAAGATTCATATTTGGCGTTATATGCGTCACGATGTTGCTGACGCGCCATCTTTCTGAGTTCAGAACGTACACCTTTCATTTCCCTGGACAGTTCGCTGTAGTCATTAACCACAACCGGATTTTCCCTTGTCTCAGAAAGAGGTGTAAAGTTAAGACTCATGCTTTCAAATGTGTTTACATCCGGATATACCTCAGCACCCTTAGGTAAGTCTATAATGGTAGGTGTATCCGGCGTTATCCATCCTTTTCCACCATAGACGATGACTTCCTGTTTTCCACCATCACCAACTATAGCAAGACCACCGATATGGCCGCCATTCTTGGTACCATCTTTATATGCCGGTATTGGAGTAGCTGCAATCGTGGCAACCTGTACAGCACCCATAGCAGCAATTATTCCGGCTAAAACAAGATTAGGCAACGCACGTGTTATAGCAAGTGCAGTAGCAATACCAGCTTGCGCTATATCAACACCTTTCTGCCATTTAGCCTGCTTCTGTTGCAACTTCACTTTTTCATTTTCAAGTTCTTCATTCTTCTTGGCAGTCTCAGCTTCTGCTGCACGTTTTCGAGCTTCCCCTTCTTCTGTACTTATCACACCACTTTCAACGAGGGATTCAATTCTTTCAACATCCGCATTATATGCATTCTCGTTAGCTTCCTGCTTCTCTTCTATATCATTAATGTCACCTTCATACATAGCAGCCATTAAACCACCTATAGTTCCAATGGCATCCGAAGATATCTCCATCCACTGCCTTGCATTTTCCATCCTTTTCTGATAGGATTTCTCCTCCTCATCCGCAACCCTTTTGATTGCCGCTATCTCAGCATCTGCCTCTGCATTGGCAAGGTCTGCCTTTGCTTTTTGAAGTTTCTCAGCTATAGCCTCACGATCATCTGCACTCAAGTCCTCTACTTCCAATTGCTGTTCAAGAGAAGATATAGCAGCACTGGCAGTTTCAACAGAGAAACGCTCAGTCATCTCAGCCTTAGCCTTTTCGTATTCCTCACGCTGAATCAAGCCAGAGGCAAACGCTTTTTCAAGTTCCTTCAATTCAGAAGTGTACTGAGCATTACGGACCACCTGCCGTGCAGCAGCAGACTTGGCAATCTCCTCTACTTCATCAGCGGCATATTCTTCATAAAGTCTACGTCTTTCTTCAAGATATTTCTGCTCGATGAGGCTTACATCTGCTCCATTGCTTTCAGCTGCCTTTATCTCAGCTTTCTTCTGTTTGTCAAGTATTTCAAGACGGACAGACAATTCTTCCTCACTGCCTTCCTCTACAGCATCCAGTCTATTTTGCAGATCAATATCGGTCCTATTCTTTTCATATTCCTCAGTGGCATCTGCCAAAGCTTTATCCATTTCTTCCTGGAGAGAATTTCTCAAAGCCAATTCTGCAGCCGAATTACCCTTGATTTCAGATATCTTCTGCTGGTAACCATTACGGATTGTAGCCAGTTCCTTATCCAGCCCGTCCTTCATCAACGCAATACGAGATTCCTGCAGGGATTTCTCTGCTTCCAAACGAGCCTCCTTTTCTGCTTCTGTTTCTGCATCAATGTCACTTCCACCTGTGTATTGCAATTTGGATACAAAATTAATACGGGCATCATGGCTGGCGCCAAGGGAAATTGTTTCAAGCCATGAATCATAGGTACTATCAAGCAGACTATCATATTCACTATTACTAGGTTGCATGAATAATGCCTGCTTGAAGAAATTAGCATCGTCCTTCTCCTTGGAAATGTTTAAGTTTTCCTGCAGATTCATGTTCTCATATCGTTTGATTTCATTTCTCTCTTTCCTAAGTTGCTTAAGGCGATCTTCCCGCGCTTTTTCCTGTGCTTCGGAAAACTTATACCCCTGTTTAATGTAGGATTCGGTACTTTCTTCAAGGAGTTTACGTTCTTCCTCCATTTCCTTCTGAGTGAAGTTAGCAACACCTTTCTCCTGAGCTTTACGTATATTATAACTATTCATCGTATCTTGGCCTGCTACCAACAAGCGGATGTCATCTTTCACGTCGTTAACCCCTCTAATTAGATAGCTGAGGAAATCATTCCACTTGGATTTGATATTAGATGTCATTACCTCAAAGGAACCACCAGTTGCATCAAACAGTTCAGAAAGTTCATTTGCAAGTTTCTTTTGGGATTCCAAGTACTCTTCCTGAGCAACACCTACACGTCCAGTTGCCGCTTTAACCTCATTCAAATTAGTTTTTATATCCTTCAATGTTCGGATATACTGCAATCCGGCATCCTCACCAGGACCACCGAAAATATCCGCAATAGCAGTACCAACTACAGCCGCACTGTCTGGGAGTTCAGTCAAGCGCTCAGAAACCATCTGCATGATATCAAAGGTGGTCTTCTGTCCAGTTTCCAACTGCTTCTGAACTTCATCGGCAGATATGCCAATACCTTCAAGGGCTGCAGCAGTAGCAGTTGTCATCTCACGGATACGAATGTTACCTTCCTTGATTACATCGACACCCTTATCGGAATATATACCGGACTTTGCAGCCTGTGCAGTAATGGCAATGAATGCTTCTGCACTGATTCCAGCCTCCTTAAAGTATGCCGGATACTCTCTCAAGGTATCCAGGTACTCACCATTAGCATCAGCACCGGCAATAAATCCATCCTGAATCAGTTTAATGGATTCGCTTGCATCTATACCAAACTGTTTGGATACTGCGTTGGCTGCGATAAGTACCTCTTTAAAGTCTTTATTATAAAAATCAGCAATAGCCTGCACTTCATTGCGATACTCTTTCAAATCATCGCCACTCTTTTCTGTGAACTGCTGTGTAAGTCTTGTTGCTTCTACAAGCCCCTTATTATAGTTTACCCACCATCCTATACCTGCACCGGCAACAGCACCGGCACCAAGGCCTAAAAGCCATTTATTGCTCAACACAGAAACAAGACCTTTAGCTCCCTCCAGCATTCCTCCCAACTCTCCCAATGCACCAAGGGAATTACCGAAGCTACCCCCTACAATTCCAAGACTGCTCATAGAATCATTGAGGTTATTGAGCTCCATCCACGCAGCCTTGACCTCTTCCTTATAGTTACCAATGGTCATCTTCTGCTGGGTGTAACGGTCGCTATTACGCTTCACATAATCAGTATTCACACCGATTGTTGCGTTAAGTTTGCCAAGTGTATTAATATAATCTTCATCAGTATCCTTAAGAATATCTGTTGCCTGACGAAGACGCTTATTAACTTCCTTAGCTTCCTCCTTACTGTGAATCTCCTTATCTGCCAAAGCGAGGGCTTCCTTGATAGTACGTATTCGTTCCTCTTCCGTCATAATAGAAGACTTTCTGGTAGTATTGGCAGACCTCTGCGCCTTGTTGTACGCTTCCTCTGCCTTGGCCGCCTGCTGTACAGCTTTGGATGCCTCTGTTGTTGCTTTAGAGAGTTCCTTGACTTCCTTTACACTCAGTTTTTCCGCATCAGCCTTTTCCTTGATTTTCTTCATCAACTGGTCAGTAATTTCAGACTGTTTCTTTAAGACACCAGTCAACGAATCAGATGCAGAGGCTACATTACTCATCTGAGTGTTATAGACATTCTGCAACTTATCAAGGTCACCCTTGCACTTCACCTCTATAGTCAGCCCCTGGGCAAGTTCCCTTGCAGCTGTCGTATATGTCTCCTTAATACTGGATATTGTCTTGTCAAGTTCCTGCAGGTCCTTGAATGATTTCTCATCGACGAAATCCTTTAATTTAATCTCCATCACAAATAATGTTTATATTCAACAATAATACCGTCTATCTCAGAACCTTCTTTGTCGAAGGCATACGTGCCGTCTTTCTTCTTATATACCACATAGACACAACCATCCATCATAGCAGCTTTCTTTGCCAGCATGGCCACATGCTCGTAGTCTGACATCCGTTTCTTATTCTCACAACTGCATCCCATTACAATCCATACTTTTTAAAGAAACCACCTATGAACGGTTCAAGCAACTCAAGAACGATATACTCCCTTGCATCCACCCCGAGATTGAGAATATTGTCACCATACTTCCTGACTATGTCCGGACCATCTGAAAAACCTACTGTATTTATTAAAAACTTTCCACCATTGACAGTAGCACGGATACTCTCATGAAACGCTCCGGTAATATAGAGGTTGGGAACATCTATCGGTCTTGGCGGTAGATTCAAGCGCGGACTTGTAACCGGAGGAGTAATCTTTTTCTTCCACTCGATATACCCGTCAGAATCATGGTACCACCTTCCTTTAATGTCAAAGAAAGGATCATCAGAGTATGAAGGTCTAAGGCTGTTTGTATCACCATCCAATCCGGAATACAACTGTTCTCCGATAAGTTCTTCAACAACAGCCTTATTTTCCATCAAACAATCAGCACAAGCCTGCTCAAGCCCTGTTACAACGCTATGAACGGCATGTTCCAGTTTATCAAAATCAGCCATAGTGATAAAAATAAAGCCGGACTTTCGCCCGGCCCAGTTACTAACCAACTACTTAATTGTCTCGGCAGTGGCTACCTCCTGCTTAGGCTTGCCAACAATGCTGTCATACACTTCAGAAAGCTTCTTTTTCCTGTCACTTTCCTTAATGGATTGCCAGAGGATGCCGATATGATTCTCTATAAACTTTTCCTTTGTGACCTTCTTTACTTCAGCCGCAACAAAGGTTACTCCATCTACTTTCATACTCCAGCTTTTACCACTTTGACAAATTCAACCCATTTAACATCATTGGTGTACAAAACAGACGGCTGTTTTACTGAGATATTTCCTTCACCGGGAGTAATGGTAATCAGGCCATCTTCATAGCTTGCCGATGTAACTCCAGTGAAAACCTGTTCTGCTCCAGTTGACAGAGCATCAGCGAACTCAGCTGTACGGTCATATCCGCCAATGCACTCGATAACCTTATACTTACCGCTGCTTGCTTCGACAAGCATTACCTCTGTCAAACCTTTAATGACATTGGCCGGATTGAAATCCAGTTTTACAAAGTCGAAATTAAGTTGACTGTCTTCTGCATCAAGGTGAGCAAAGTTCACAGTCATGCTTGATTTCGCACCACTCGTACTGAACGGAGTCGAACCAGGATATACCGAAGCCATCGGAATACCGGCAAGGTCGTCCGTACCGTCATTGTAACCGATAAGCATCTTATTGCTGTCCCAGTAATACACATCCCACTGCTTGTTTGCGCAACGAAGAAGTTCTGCATTAAGCATTTCGTCAAAGCGTGACAATGTAAATGTATCTGTCTGTGCGTTGAGTCCGTTATACTGGTTCGGGCCATATCCGACAGCACTAACCTGGGCTTCACCACCACTCTTTGCATACTCAACGAATGTGTGGATTGGATAGATTCTATCCGGTCTATCCGCGTGACACAATTCTTCCAGCTTTTCTGCAGTCAGCTCAGCAGGCAATTTCTTTCCATGCTCTACGATAATAGCACCTTTGATTTTACCCCAGTCGACACTACAAGCAGAACCACCTGTGTTCATTTCTGCGGAATCGCAAATTCTTGTCTTTCTCATATTATCTACAAGTTTGATTTTTAATAATTAGTTCCATCGAGCGTATATTAATGGCATCAATAGGCTCGCTCACTTCCTCTCCGGATTCAGTAAATGCTCCGTATCTGCCATAAGAGTAGTTCTCCGAATAGTCATGCGGAATGATGTTATCATATTGGATATCAAACCTACCGTCATCCGATAACACTGTTATAAGTCTGTTATAAATAGGCCTAAGAATGTTAATGAAAGAAGCATGCAACCGCCGTTCGTTGTTCCAGTGCTTAGTTGATGAACATGCAATCAGAAGATTAATACTAACCTTTGAATAATAGTCTGCACTATTCCGTTTTTCAGTTACCGGACAGAACAGGGCTATCAGAGGGAACTTCCGTTCAGATGTAGAAGGAATCTTGCTGTACTCATCAAGTTTTTCCTTGACATACTGAGCGGAGCCGAAGATGTAGTTGAGAGGTGGATTTTTGACAGTCTCAAATCTGTCATTCTCAATATCAACCGGTAGCACAATATCGAGATCTGTCTCCATCTCCTTCACCACATCCCCTATAATCTCCACTATACCTTTCATAGATTAAACTGATTGATTCTGTTCAACATATTTACCTGTGTCACTAACGGAATAGGACAATTACCTTCTTGAGCCCACTGGATAAACTTCACATTGGCACCTACCATCCGATTCCATGCCGTCACCTGCGCACGCATGGGTGAAATATACTCATTGGCAGATTTCAATCGAACATTACCGGTAATGGTGGCTTGCGATGAAGCGTCGCGGAGTATGTGGTACAGCACGTAATCAGCAAAGGATTCTTTCAACCTTTCACATACAACTTCATACTTTGACGGTTCATCAGATTTATCTTCTTCATCATTCGGCATTTCAAGATAATCCATAGCATAGGATGCTTCCTTTTCCCCAAGCATTGCCTCAAGGAATACAGGCTGCAGTTCCTTGATATAGGATTCAATATGCCCGTTTACAGCAACCGAATCAGCTCCTGCAGTCTTGGACATAGAGGCATTCTGGATATGCCGGAGTCCCGATACAAAATATGACACATCTATCAGCATGGTTATTTCTTTTTAGATTTGGAAGAACTCTCGCTTTCCTTAGTATCATAAGGTATTGTAGCCTTATTGTCTGTTACTCCGGGATCTGAGTTAAGACATAATGCCATCTCTTCAGTTTGTTTCTGCAGTCCGGCAATCTGTTCTTCAAGTTCTTTAATACGTGCATCCTTCTCTCCAATGGAAGTATTAAGACGTCCAATTTCACTATCTTTTTCAGATATGACAGCATTCAGTTCATCTTCTTTGGCTTGAACTTTCTGTTCCGACTCTTCTTGAGTAATGTAACCACTTTCAGAAGGAGTAGTAATAGATACTACCCCTCTTAGAATGCGAATACGCTGCTCCCTGATTACATTTTCAAGATGTTTCGGATCTCCCTTAAAAATATATTCATTCATAAGCACTACTCTTTAGTGATTGCTTCTTTCAATGCAGCCAAATCTCCATAAGCAAATGCCCATGGCATGTATACAGGGAAGATAACTTCTTCCTGAGCAATCAGAACGATTTCATTCTTCAACTTACTTTCAACATCATCAGCCCATTCAAGAGTCAAAGAGCTATAGTCTACCATGTTGGCTGCCATGTTGAAGTCACCAATCAGATACTTGCCAGGCTGGATGCTGCTGGTTTCAATAATAGGACGTCCAGCGATATATTTCACACCGTTAACGGTAGTAATAATTCCAAGGTTACGTCCTGTAGTATCCTTCTCAGCCTCCATCGAATTAACTGTGATAGGATTCAACGCGATAGCATTGGGAGTATACTGGGCGTAGGTCATCACCGCGAATCCGGTTTTAACGACATCAAGGGAATTAGGCAGTTCAACAGACTTGAACGCTCCGTTGCTTACTTTGAAGGTCATCGATGATGTAGATGTTTCCTCAGAATAAGCTACACCTTTCAAAAGAATCTGACGGTCATTAATCTTTACGAGCTGATTAGCGCTATTCAGCGCAGTCAGAACTGTAGCACCTGTAAACGTAATAGTCATACCATCAAGGATAAGATCTTGAGGATTAGTAAACTCAATGATTGTATCCTTGTTTGAGTTGTATCCGGATACGGACTTGACAGAGCCTGCGCTTCCACTGATTACATTATCACTGATAATTTGCTCTACTGGCAATACCCCTTCATGTTTAGTGATACCCAATAGGTTTTCTCCTGTACCGTCTCCGAACAGGATATTCCAGTCTTCCGCCATGTAAACAGCTTCAGGCAACATTTTCAAAATGAAAGAACGGATATACACGCGACTTTTCAGCATTCTCTTTGACAGACGGATGTGAGTACCGAGGCGTTTTGTGCCGGTCTGGATTTCCTTTACCTTGAAACTTGATTCAGGCAATGTACCGTTCTCCGTAACGTAACGTGCGTTCCGGTCGAAATCGTACACCTGAGAGAATACCAGGTTCGGGAACTGCGGGTCTCCCTGCAGAGTATTCAGAATATCACGCACATGGATGCGCTTATTAGTAACCTGAGATACCACTCTGCTCTGCTGCTGGGTAGTCAGATGGTCACCGTCGTAGTTGTCTGTCATTGATACGATGTCCTTCAGGCAGAAACCGTCAAATGAACCACTCTTGCGGGTTCTTCCTTCAGCAAACTCCTTGAACTTGTCAGATTCCAGCATCTCGTTCAATTTCTCATCAAACTTGTTGATGACATCCATGCCGATACCTTTTTTCTTCAAATTCTCGATGGTTTCACCAAGTCCTTTAACTGTCTCGATCAATGTCTCGTTATCCTTCGCAAGCTGCTTGAACTTTTCATCGTCATAACCATTCAGCTTTTCGTTGAGGCCCTTCAATCTGGCTTCCATGTCTTCCGGAGAGATAACACCCTCCATCGCCTTGTTGATAACATTACACATCATCTGCGAAATGTTGTTCATAAAAGTAGCCTGTTCCTGAGGCAGGCCGTCAGTCTTAAGACCGAAATCTGCAACTGTAAATTTCTTCATCTTCAATTAAAATTTTAATCATTATTACTAAATACCTCATTCAAAGGACCGAAGAAAGAAGTGCTCTCAGCGGCTTTTTTCTTTACATCATCATCCTCTTGCGCCCCGTCAGTTTTATCCTGAGTGTTATTCAACGGCTCAGACTTTCCGGAGAAGATGTTTGTATTGTTATCCTGTAACAAGGCGTTACTTCTATATACTCTTCCATAGCAAGACGGACAACGGACGTATGCCATGAAGTTTTGTACTGATTTTTCTGTCAGTTCCAGTCCTTCTGACTTAACAGAGTCAATAAGCGCAACCACTTCTGCGCGAACTTCCGGCTCCAGCTTGTCTATCTCCTGGCTGACGATACGGTCAGTAAGCCATCTTGAATACATGGCTGCATTGTCAAGTACCTGTTGGGTAAATGTGTGCTCGTGCTGTTCATCATAATCGAACTGCTGGCCGCAATGAGGACAGGTCACCACATTACCACCATTGACGGCTTTAAGCAATAAGTTAAGTTCCATATCGTACTGTTTTAATCGTTCGTCCGAATAATTCGTATTTCTGAACGCTTTCCTTACAAACTCAATGGCTTCCTTAACCTGTTCCTGCGTGCCCGATTTCAGATTGACAAGGAATGTTTGAGGATTACTTCCCCAACTTGTCAATGTCGAATACTCGTACATCTTCCATTCGAGTACCTTCTGTGGGTCTGCAGTATCACGCTTAATCGCTTTCACACCGATAGAGTGTTCAAGTGTTCTGCCGTTCTCAGCATATAACTTGTAATCAGCCAGCGTGTCACGTCCAATCTGCTTTTCAAGATTAAGTTTACCAACCATGACAAGGTTGCCTTCTTTCTCTTCACCACTGAGGGGAACACCGAGAAGCTGGTCGGTACGGTGATTAAGAAACCATCTCATTCTGCCGATGTTCTCCTTCAGCGTTTTATTGAAAGAACCCGGCATGGAAATGTCGTTCTGAGAGTCTTTCACACCGATACCGTTCACTGCAACAGTGACAATACCTTTTTCATCCACATCATTTGCCTTCGTTCTGTACTGTAGGCTCTTGGTTTTCTCTTCCATTTTCAACTTCACTTTTTGTGTTAAGACTTATTACTTGTTTTACCATATCTCTTTCCTCGTCTGACATGTCAAATAATGTCTTGTCAAACACAGGATTTTCAAATTTGCTTTCTTTAATTTGTGCCCGCCAGTCGTTGATACTGATGAGGCCGCTAAGGAACTGTTCCTTACATCTGGTATTGATAAGCGTCTTCACTTCCTCAGCTTCCTTCAATCCCTGTTGCAGGCAATCCACATCGGAAAAATCACAATCAAGATAATAGCCACCCTCTTCAAGACCGAGAAAAGCAGAAAGCTGCTTGCAGAATTGCTTGGCCATCGGTATGATGGTTGATGTATAAACTGCCTTCTCTGCTGTCGCCTGGTTACTAAATGTTGACTGGTCCTTACGCGGAACGAGGACAGAAGGAATTCCATAGGCTCCGGCAATCTGAATCGCATCGGTCAGCGTCTCTTCAAACGGCTGCAATTCACTGATAGTAAGATTCGTTCTAATGAAACTCAATGGAACATCACTCAATCCATACGGAAGTTTACGATTGTTAAGTCCGAATTGCCCGTAGTGACTATTAAGAATTTCGTCCTTCTCTTCTTTCGTCATGGCTACCGTTCCGGAATCATCCTTCTTCTGAGACACGAGGAAGCCCAAGCCGCCACGCTTTACGTATATCACATTTCTGGCTTCATATACGGCTATAAGGTTGGCTATAGGCTTCAGATGTGCAGCAAGTCTGCTTTGGGATTTCATAAACCCATCAACAGACATATATTCAGGCAGCCCATCACGGTCATGCCATATCTGATATGACGGAACATCCATCGTGTTTACATAGCCGTAGTTAAGGCGATAACAACGTATGATATCCTCTTCTTTCGCTATTCCAAATACCGGTATGTTGACACCAAGATTCGGCTCCACATTTACATAATCTGCAGGCAACTCCCAATAGTTGTCACACCACTTCCATTTGGGCTGATTCTTGAATGTCTCACCCATTGCTGCACGAAAGAAAGCATTGCCGGTACAGAGTTTGTAGACAAAATGTGAGTATATGATTTCTTTCCATGACATGAGGCAGTTAGGCTTAGTCAGAATCTGGTTCATACGCTTATTTTCCCAAACTATGCTATCGTCCTTTATCTTCTTCAGCTGAAAGCCGGAACCGGCAATACGTGAAGCAATATAATCTATTGGAAAGAAAACCTCAGGAACAGATTGGAACAGCTCCATGTAATTGCGGCCACAGACAAATGGAGAAACAAACAAATCTTCCACTTTCCAACCGTCAGCACCCCCGACTGGAGTACTGACTACAGAAGCAGATGCTGCCGGAACAGAAGCCATCTTTAATGATGTGTTTGCAGGTAAAGCCTTATCTGTGAAAAAGTTATTTCCCATAATCAATCTTTATATAACAAAGATAAATGATGGGTAAACACCAATTACATTTTGCCAAAATCTTGAAAAATGACAGTCTTTATTTTTACGGCATAACACACTAATATACACATAGATACAACAATAAAGGCTATTGCTGCAATTTTATTATATGGTATGCTATGCCACTCAATAAGGCACTTGCACCCATATTATCAGTTCCATTATAATCAAGAACTTCGGTTATGAAGGAGTAATATACTGGGGTTTCCATTCCACTTTCGGACAACAGGAAATATGATTTGATAAAATCTGATGTTGCAGCAATACGCTTATCCATATCCTGGTACTCCTTCTTGATTCTTACCTCCGGAAGATCCGTTCTCAACTCACGCCCCATCTGGTAATAGGCTGGTGATGACTCAAGGATATACACATCAGCCTTATGCGATACTATCACCTCCTTCATTTCAGAAATCGACGTAGTATCAAGTTTCACAAGGTCAAGCATATGCCATTTATCTCCGCACTCACCGGCATGGCAGAGATAGAACTTACCGTCAATATTCGGCATGATATACACAATGCTCGACTTGTAATCATAGTGCCGCTCCGGATTGAAGAACGAGAACACACCCTTTTCAGAATACATATTACGCTTGCGTCTGTTGGCGAACTGGACATACTCCTCATACATTATGTCGTGTACAACGTATCTCAGCGTATCGGTAAGGTGCCCATGTTCTTCGTATGACTGCTTTGTCACGCTGTCCTTTACCTTGGTCTTAAGAATAAGACCATTAACATCCTTCTGCACACTCTGATAATCTTCGATAGACACACGGCAGCTGTCATCTACATTTATACTGAGACCAGGCAACAATCCTTCAAATACAGCATTGGCAAATTCACCGGTCATGGATACAGAAGGATTCTTGTTGCCTACCTTATCCTCGACTATCCAATTATCCTTTTTCAAGGTGTCGATGAATAGGTCCATGAAAGAACGCTTATTGTCATCAATGGTATTGGCTGCCTTGGCAGAAGCATCACCATGAAGATATATCCTGTCATCGTAACCCAACTCCTGCAGGCGCTTTGATACCAGTTTGGCCGCACGTCTTGCACTATTATTGGGACTGGAAGCAGTTGTCTCGGCTATCTGGTACATAGCCTTACCGTCAGACATATCTACCTGCCAGTAGCCGACGGATATGTACGGCAGCACGTTGCTGTCGACGGACAAATGAATAGGAAGACCGGGAATATAGGGATGCGCACCGCTGTTCTTTCCGACATTGAAGGAGTTAAGAAACTCATTACCCGTCTTGATGACACCCCACTCACCAAGTGCATAGACATTGTAGTAATCCGGATCATGAAGGCGGTCGTGCTCAAAGTCCATAACACACTGTTCGTCATAGTATCCGTATGTTCCATCAGGCGAGCCTACAACCCAGAAGTTGTTAAGGTATGTTGACTGGATGACTACCATGTTAGGCGGATATTCCTCTATCTCCTTTGTGATAGGATTGACGATGGTCTTGCCTTCATTCATCTTCAAAGACTTGACCTTTGTAAGTTCTGCAGGCATGACCTTACCGCCAATCTCCACAATCATAGGTATATCATGCAGCTTCTCTTTATCCAGCCAATCCTTCTTTATCCAGTGTGTTTCCGAAATCGGGTTGAAGTCCGCAATAATCTGCTGGCCTTTCTTACCACGCAAACGCTTACGTATCTGCTTCAAATCAGCAAACTCAAACTCAGACAACTCTTCAAGTTGCACTCTCTTGTAGTTACTGATACCCTTAATCTTTTCCGGATCATCTAATCCGGAAAAGTCTATCTTCGCACCATTATAGAGGCACTTGATGGTATTCTGGTTGAACTTGAAATATTGTGTGATACCGAGTAATGATGCTGCGACCTTATAGTCCTCATATATAGTCTTGCTGATTGACGCACCGACTTTTCTCATCACAAGAGTATTCTCACCATCTTGCAGCGTCTGTATGAGTACGACCTGCGCCACACTGAATGACTTGCTCGAGGACGAACCGCCAAACAATATGATGAAGCGCAACGTTGCATCATTAAGATATTTCAGCAGATAGAAAGCATTCGGATTGAGTTTCTTGTGATTTACTATCATAATCGGCTACTTTTGTTCTATTTTTCAGATTTTTCGTATTATCCCGTGTATTACCTCCGATATTTTTCTCACTTAATTGTTCTATTTTTTTAGATTTCACTCCTCTTCATCAAAGCCGATACGTATTTCCTTTGTTTTCTCCCCATCCTTTCCGGTCAATGCAATCTGTTGGGGAGCGTTCCATCCATTCATGGACGCCAGCAGCTTGGCAGCTTCCACCTTACCGTTGAACTCATAGCTTACCTTGCCCTTGTCATTGCTTATCTTCTTCATGGCATTTCTTACCCTCTTAGGCATCTGGTTAGGCGATTTCAGCTTTATTTTACCGGATACAGGGTCAACGAGGTAGATGTCGTTCGGGTCCATCATAACTATGTCCATGAGGACCTTTTCCACTTTCTCACGGCTGATTTTCGAAGCTTCAGCACGCTCAGACCTCAATTCAGCTATCCTTGCTGCAACCTTGTTGCTGGCCAACATCCTGCTTGCATTGCTCCAGATCGTCTCGGGCTGCATCTTCGATGCATCGTAGGCCATGCGGTATGCTTCACTTGCATTTCCGTCACAGTCCAGGTAGTAGTTGCAGAATTTTTCCTGTTTTTCTGTCAATCTTTTGTTCATAGGCTAATGGTTGTTTATGCCTACAATGCAAAGGACCTGTTTTCTGTCCTTAAGCAATTCGTAAGCTGCTGTTATTGTACTTCCTGTTGTGCAGATGTCATCAAAGAGTATTATTCGTTGTTCTTCAATTGGTCTGAGGAGATGAAATTCCGGATTGATCCGTGTTCTGGTAAGGCATTGAATAGCGGATTCATAGAATTTTATATTCAACCCCCGGGCAATTTTTTTGCAGATGTCGGTCGCGAAATGGTACTCAGTGAAGTGTCTGCGCTTCGGTGTGGTGACAATGCACCATTCATCGTCCGGCTGTACCATTGAGAGTATCAGTTCCGTAGCAGCCCTCGAAATGTCCTCTGCACACTCACCCGAATTCTTGATTTCCGCAAATGGGATTCCACCCCTGCTGCGGGCAAACAGGGATATGTAATAAAACCCGCCCTTACGGTGGATTCTCACTCTTGGCTTCATATCACAGAACCTTTCGTGTTTCTTCCATCCCAGGGTGGGTTTATCCCATTCATCCATTCTAACCTTTCTACCTTTCCTCACCTTTCTTGTCTTTGTCAAAAACCTGTGTTATCCCTTCGATGAATGTTTTGTAATCCAATGGTACGCAAAAGAGAGAGTCATCTACTTCCTGACAAGGGTTGTCAAATTCTCTTTTCTCCCCGACGCACTCTATTTCAACGCCATTGTGCTCTCGGACCGCTTCGGCAAACTCCTTGACGGTACAGGCATGAGGATTTGCTATATTGATAAGCTTCCTTTTGCACCCGATGGCATATATAAGCCCCTCGACCACATCATCTATGTAAGTAAAGCATCTTGTGTTGAGACCACCGTTGTACAGCGTCACCTTTTCCGAGTTCATAAGGGCATAGAGAAGAGTTCCTTTTCTCGGATTCGGCCCGTACACGTTGTGCAGTCTCACACCGATGGCATTCTTACAATAGATAGAGGCATACTGCTCGTCAAAATGCTTGGATATGCCGTACATGCTGGTCGTGTTACACGGATTTGCCGTCGATGAACTGGCATATACCAGTCTCACGCCATAAGCTGTACACGCATCAGCAACTTTGACAAAAGAATCAATGTTATCGTTCAGAATTTTTTCACGATCATCATTAAACACGCTTGTCTGAGCTGCAAGATGGATTACTGCATCTATGCCACCATCCTTGAGGATGTGCCATACATCGGCAGCTTCGGTTCCACTCACACGGTCAATTCCGACCACTTCACCCCCACGATTCCTTAACACTTTGCAGAGAGCCTTACCTATGAAGCCTTCACTGCCGGTTACAATAATCTTCATCACTTCAATTTATTTAAAATCTTACATAAAACATTCAAGATGTTTCCAAGCAATATGACGATAGCCAGAAGTAATGCCGTTGTCGCGTCATATACGCCGAGCGCATAACTGAACATTACGAAAAACAGCATTATCAACGCCCCCTTAACCTGGTAATGTTCCATTACCTGCAGGGATATTCAGTTCATATTCATATCTGCTCACCCTTTCATACCAGCACACCACAGTCTCATGTCCTGAGTTGAGGCTGGTCAGTCTTTTCTCGATTTCCTCAAGAGAAACACGCTCATGGAATCGGAGGTAACACCTCCCTTGGTTCCCATTGCACGTGAAGGACACGAAATAGTATGTATCCCTGTCACGAAATATCAGATAACTAACTACCAGTGACAGAACAATAGCAGTCATTGTGATAACCCATGGAGAAGTAGCAGTGGTCATCACCAGCGAGAGGACACCGGATAATGCAACGAATACCAGCATCCTGATAAACAGGCCAAGCCCGTGTCTAATTTTTACATTCATACTCAGTAGGTAAATAAGCAATTACATATATGTAATTGCGATTTATGACACTAATTTACGAAGAATATCAGTACGTTTCACAAAATGGCAAAATCTTGAAAAATGCACCATGCCAATTACAAAAAAAGCGGCAAGAACTTAATCCTACCGCTTTCATATTGCCTCCGAAGAGGACTTTTGTAAACAAATGCCTAAATTAAAGATGGACAGCAAGCATTTCACTTCCTGCTCTGTGTATAGCTTCCTCTATCTTCATTTTTTGAGCTTCGGAAGCAAATGCTATGCGCTGTTTGTACTGGCGCATTAATGACGGATTTATCCCTGCGTATTTTGCAAATGTTGATACACTGATAAATTTGAAACATTCAAAGAATGATGCAATATCATACTTATATTCAAACTCGATATCCGACAACGAAGCCGGTATTTCCTTTCCTGTCTCAGAAAGCATAGTCTTGTAATCATCCACAGCTTCAATCAAAGCCTGTTTTGCTTCCTCTACAGTATTTCCTTGCCCGTTAAGGCTGAATCCGTCAAAATCGGGGACATAGACACTTATTGTCTTGTCATCCCACATTTCTACAATAGCTGTTGTTTTCATTGCTTATTATTTTATATTGCAAACAAATGTGCGGGTCATTTAAGACCCGCATCTTTCATCATGCTGTTTAACGTACCGCCTTTGACTTCTTGTGAGCCATGACGTCCGACACGGAAGTATTTCCCTGTTTTAGGACTATACCAGACATCGTGTTCTTTACCGTGGCTCACGAAGTAGCAGCCTATCTTAGCAGCTTTCTTCAAGAACTCAGTTGTTTTCATATCAAAGAGCATTTGTTTACACTGCAAATATAACACATTTGTTATAAACCACAAAATAAAACGACAATTATTTATAACATTATTGTTATTTTTTTATACCGTGAGCGATAAGGCTCGCCTACGGCTGTTTGATGGATATTGCTTTCATGCTTCAGTCCTCCAACAAATCCAAAATGCGACAAAGAGCACCTTCAAGAACAGACACCCTATCCTCCATATCATTTCTGTAATCTTCATATTCACCATCTTCATACAGCATCTCACACCCTTCATTTTTTGATGTTGAGTATTCCAATGATGTATGACATATATCTGCAACATCACTAAGAAACTCATTTACGGGCTTATCACCTAACATGGTTTCTACCGATGTCTCTATTTTTACTTTTACTCTTTTCATTTCTTGTTTATTTATGATGTTCAACAATCGTTTTATTCAATGCATCAACAAGAGCAAATGTAAGCGTTGCCGGCATTTCGTTTGTGTTCATCTTCTTGATGAATACCTCACCATCCTTGTACTCAAGAATGGTGTCAAGTTCTATTATTACGTTTTCTTCTTTCATGACTATTTCTCCTCTAACTGTCTTTTTAATTCATTAATCTGCTTTGTATAATCCCTTACGACTTCTTCCCAGTCTTTATCAGCAAGAAGATAACCAACTCTTACAGCTGATTGCGCCCCATGCAAGTAAGCCTTGGACAAAGCTTCTTCCATCCACTCGGAAAAATGATTAAGATCCTTACATGGGGAAAGAACTCCCTTCCCCTCCATCATTTTCTTTGCGAAATCACGGGCATCTTTCTGATATCCCATATCATTCATCACATTAGGTAATTGCTTTGTCATCATAACTACTTCTTTTTGGAACCGTCCGACTTCTCTGAACGCTTGGTTCTTATATATTCTACTATCTCATTCATGGCTTTATCCCAGGGTATATCCCCAAGGTGCTTCAGGCAGGCATCCCAGCCGGATAGGAATCCTTCACTAAATTCGTCAGCAAAACAATCTTCATCGCAATCATGTGCGATATTTTCTCCATCACAAAAACGACAGTATGCACGTTCTACACAAGCATATTCCCCGTTACACTGGTAATGCTGGTGAACGGCTTCTCTTAGCATTTCTTCTTTCTTTTCCATTATTATTCCTCCAATAATTCGGGGTTGTCAAACTTATTTCCTATCACCTTAATCACACAACTACTATCACGTAGCCACAGCCCCAAAGGTCTTACACCTTCTATCATACATCCCACCAGATTTAAATCCCATTCTCCAACTTCAAGATTCCATGTTACTACACATAAGATATCCCCTCTTTCAATGTTCATTTGCACAATGTCACCTTCATAAATTTCATTTCCGTTCTTGTCATGCAATCCGGTGAACTGGCCGATAGTTCCTTGCTTGGTGAAAACAGGCCTATCACCGCAATAGCTTAAATGGTGCCCATCTAAATCTACTTCATCAAATCCGACAATATGACTTTCGTTTCCAACATTCACAAGTGAGCCATAAACCCATTCATTTGTCACTGAGGATTTTCCTCTGAATTTTATTTCTCTGTCCATAATCATTCCTCCGTATTAGGTATTAAATCTTCTTTATATGCCCATTTTAGAAATCCTCCATCCGCTATTACGGCTTCTTTATAATACACCATATTAGGACCATATATTAGTATAGTTCCATATTTTCCCAATAGCACTATGATTCTACCATCTTCAGGCATTTCATTCACATCATGCCAAACGCTGTTTACTCTCCATTTTGCACCAGCAATAAAGTCTACCATACAGACCTGCTCTCTACCAGCTCTCCATAGCGGGCGACAAGCTTCTTTAGCATATTCGGCTGCTGCCTTTTTTATATCTTCTTTTGTCATAACTTTTTCTTATTTAAGTGTTTTCTGTATTTCACTGGTATAAATCGTTTGAGTTCCGGAAGCGAAGTGGAAACAAGGTGCATCCATGTATCCCATCTCTTTCCCTCATGTTCACGAAATGGCTGAGAACAAGCTTGGCCAGAACAACCATCATTCTTATTCTCAGCCTTGCATTTAACACAGCATCCCGTACACTCAGAGGAAAGATGGCAAAGGATACAAGCCTGTTCCTTACTGATTCCGTATTCCATATTCAAGGATAATTGCCTACTCATAACTCAATTTCATATCAAGGAATACACGACTCAAGAACACCGATAACATTATCTCCTGTAATCCTTCTTATTTCAGAAATTATTTCTTCATCTGAAGCCGTTACAAATTGTTGATTTGGACTACATACATCAGTTTTAATAATAATAGTTGCATACCGCTTAAATATCCATAAAAAACGATATTGGTATGTAACTATTGTTTGCTTTTTAAATCCGTAACTTATTTTCCCCATAATTATCTCCTTTCCACCTATCCCAGCAGCCACCACATGACTGCCAGGAATAGGTAATATAGTTATTACTCATTTCCCATCCTCTGTATTACTACAGCAGTTGTTTCTATCCCTGTACCGCTTTGTTTGAACGAACCTTCTTCAATATCATAAATCTTAGCATGTACATCTTTCAACCACTTTCTAAAATCAGCACATTCCTTCTCGCTTGCAATTTTCCAGTGACAACTCATGATAGCTGCTATGGTTCCACCTTCCTTAAGATGCTCGTACATACGCTTGACGTGTTTTATGTCCTGATTCTTGGAAAATGGAGGATTAGCTATAATCTTATCATATAATTCTAAATCATAAGCTGTGAAGTCATCGCCCAATATCTGAATATTGCTTTTCTTTGACAGCAGTTCTTTATTTTCCGGCATCAGTTCAAAGCAATCTACAACAACATCTTTACAACTTCGATGTATAGCGTCTATTATCGCTCCAGTGCCTGCACTTGGCTCAAGCACCTTTTCATCTTCATGTATTCCACCAGCCAACATCACGAGCCAGTCAGCAACTTCTGGAGGCGTAGCGAAATACTGATACTCCTGCTGGAGATTACACCGCTTACCCTCATGGAGTATTGAGAACACTCTCTCAGCATTGAACGGGAATGTAAATCCTTGTATCTTGCCACCCTGCCAGCTTCCTCCAGCTTCCTCGATCCATTTCTTAGCTTCAGCATAAGACTTTTTATTAAATTGTACTTGTGGAAGCTTCATCACATTATCCTCCAATGTGCAGTGTTTTAGAATTTCCTCAACACTCCATTTACTGCCTTCGTCTTTCTTATTGACTATCTTTTCTTCATCTTCAATACCCAATAGATTACCTAATGCACAACTGACTTTTGTAGTTACTTCTGAAATACGAGACACCCATTCAAGTATAGCTGTCATTAATTCAGTATCTACAATTCCATTTTTATCATATATTGTTTCATTATTTATCAGTTCGGGCAGATTATCGACGAACATATAACTACCACGTAACGCTTCGATTATATTCTCTTTTTTGTTCTTCATAACTCTTCTGTAAATAAATTCTTGTTGTATCAATACTTCCGTGCCCCAACAGGTCAGCAAGCTGTATCACGTCATTGTTCTTCTTCAGATACATCTTGGCGAAGAAATGACGGAAAGCATGTGGGTGCATCTTACACCTATCTATCCCGCACTTGTCGCCCCACTCCTTCATCGCCTGGCACAAGCCCCGCTGTGTTAACTTTCCGCACTTACCTACGGCAACATAACCGGTCTTGTTATGTTCTTTTACGTATGCTTTCACTTCTTCCTGAAGCTTCCTGCTGAAAAAGAACCTCCGGTACTTGTTCCCCTTTCCCTTGAGGGTAACTTCTCCGGAAAGAATATCTTCCCACCTGAACTGGAAGAACTCGCTGACCCTCGCCCCGGTGGTAGCCAGTATCTTGATGAAGAAGTACCGGTCGCGGTTGGGGCATGTTCTCAGATAGTCAAGCAACCGGTTGTATTCTGTTTCGGTCGGCACGTTCTCGGTATTAAGCTTCCGCTTGAACTTGGGGCGTTTCAGCTCTACCGGCTTCTTCATCCATTTGCTGAAACGCTCAAGGGCAGTAATCCGCAGGCGTATCGTCTGGGGTGAGAATCCCTTATCCTCCAACATTTTCACAAAGCGTTTGTAATTGTCAACCGAAACCTCGTTGGCATACTCGAAATACTTCTTTACCGATACGGAATACAGCTCCAGCGTATGGGGAGAGTAGTCCTCCTCTTGTGTCAGATAATAGATGAAATCGCTTATCAGTTTCTTGTTCTTTTCCGATACCTCGCTGAGCTTCTCTAAAGGCTTCACGTCTTTGGTTTTACGGGTGCGTGAATATCCTTTTCCCAAATAATCGAGAAAACCACATAGAGCCTCCTTCACATAGTAACAATCAGCCAAAGCCATCGCATTCGCTTTCATATAAGACTTATAGCCTGAACGGCTGGCGGGATATTCGCTTTCAAGGAAATCTTTTACAGCCTTAATGGTTTTCCCTATAGTTTCGTAGGTCTTGCGTGTCTGATACAAGTGTGATACATATCCCATAAATAGGCTCTTTTTTTCCTCTTTCATGACGCTGCCCTCCTTATGACTTCCATATTTCTATTAACCAACTCGATTATCTTTTCATGGTACTTACTTGTCCCATTACAAATAGCGCGTGATTGAATAATCTTGAAAGTCCTCAGGTTTATTTCCACTGTTTCCATCCGCTTGCCGGCTACCTGTGCCGTAAGAATAAGACAATCTTTACGTTTGTAATACTCATTCTGGTAGACACAATGATGCATGGCCTTACCTTCCTGATAGAACTGGGTTATACTTTCCAATGGCCTGATAA